TTTTATTCTCATATTGCACCCTTAAACTTGAATTCAGACGCAAGTGAACCGAAATAGCCTCAAAGGGAGTAATTGTATCGTCTGAAAATAGTACAATGAAAGTTTTGGGGCATTTTTATTTAAGAGTTATGAAAAAAGAAAAAATTTGTGGTATTTATAAAATCACAAGTCCGTCAGGGCAATTTTATATTGGTGAAAGTGTAGATATTAGTAAAAGGTTTAAAAATTATAATAATTTAAGATGTAAAAATCAAACTATACTATACCGCTCTTTTTTAAAATATACTCCTGAAAATCACATATTTGAAATTATTGAAGAGTGTTTAGAAGAATATTTAAAATGCCGTGAAAGATACTGGCAAGATTTTTATGATGCAATAGACCCTGTTAAAGGTTTAAACTGTAAATTAACTAGCTGTGGGGATAAAAAACTAATACATTCCGAAGAAACAAGAAAAAAAATTAGCAATGCTAACAAAGGTCAGCCAGGTAAGAGTGGAAAAGAGAACCCAATGTATGGTTTGTATGGAGAAAGTAGTCCAAATTTTGGAAGCAAGAGAACAGAAGAGCAAAGAAAAAATATATCCAAATCTTTGCTAGGAAAAGCTTCGGGGTGTAAGAACCCGAGGGCTGTTAAAGTTATTAATGTGGATACAAAGATAGTCTACTGCTCAATTGATGAAGCTATCTCAGTATTTAAAATATCTAGGACACATTTTTATAGATATATGAACGGAGTACTTCCAAATAAAACACCACTCATGTTTTTAAAAGAATACATAAAATTAAACCCTGATTTCAAAATATAATTAAAAACATGCAAATACAAAAGTTTAAAGATTTAACTAACCATGCGTTTAAAGAGATTAAAGACTACCAAACAGGTAAAAAAGGAATAATAAAAAGTGGAGTACCTTATTTTGATGATATATTTCCTATTGTAAATGGTTCTGTAATAGTTTTTAGCGCGGGGTCGGGTGTAGGTAAAAGTTGGACTTTAGCTAAAATTGTTAAAAATATTTTAAATAAAGACTTAAATCCGTTAGCTGATAATTTTGCAGTTTTAAATGTTTCACTAGAGATGAGAGTAATTTCGTTAATTCTTAGAGGAATGTCAACTCATATTAAAAAAGATAAAAAAGATATTTTATTACAAGAATTTACAGAAGAAGAAAAACAAATGGCTAATGAATATTATTTAGCTATTCAAGATGAAAGGGTTAATATTTCACAAGTACCCACAACACCTAATAAATTTTTTGAGGGCTGTAAAGAATTTTTAGAATCTAATAAAGATAAAGATACTGTCGTGATTACAGTTGACCACTTAGCTTTGGTATCCGCTGATTCAGGAGAATCAAGAAATTCAGTTATTGAAAAGTTTATAGAGAGAGTTAATGATTTAAAAATGATGTATGAAAATGTTATTTTTATTCTGTTATCTCAAACCAATTCAGAAATGATTAGAAGAGCTAAAGATAAAGATATTATGTCTCAGCCACAACCACAAGATTTATACTATTCTCAATTTACTTTTCAAGTTGCAGATTATGTAGCTGTTATGATAAATCCAACAAAAATGGGAATAACTGAATATACAAAAATAAGACCTGAACGTTATCCAAACTTAAATAAATTCTTTTTAGAGGAAGATAATAAAGGTAGAGTATCTTTGGAAACTTTTGGTGTAAATTATGTTCATTTACTTAAATGTCGTGAAGCCCAAGGACTTTATTTAGATATTTATGCAGAAGAGTTAAATATTCCCGATGTTGAAAATATAAGAAAAGAAAGAAAAAAAGAGAAAAGCACAACACCATCTTTTACAACACCTACATTTGGAAAGTTGACACCTTTATCGGAATTAGTTGCTCCAATAATACCTGCTTCTCTTAATGAAGCTTTTGGACAGTCTTTTGAGGATAAAAAAGAGGATGAGCCTTTTTAATTTTTAGCGCGAAAAAATATTTTAAAAATAATTAGTGAAATGCTTTGGTGTTTCACTTTTTTTATTTAATATTGCACCATGAAAGAGATTAAATTCATATCTATTAATACAGATGCATCTTTTCACCACCAAACTAAATGTGGTGGTTGGGCGTTTGCCATACTAGGGGGTGATATTAGAATAATTAAAAAAGGAAAATTTAAAGAATGCCCTGATAATTCCTTTGATGCGGAAATAAAATGTATTATAAATGCAATAACAGACTTGCTAAATAAAGAATTACCTAATATAAAACATGTAATTATCAATACAGATTGTCAGTCTATCGTTAATGGAATTAATAAATCTAAAAATACTAAGATACTATTATTAAGAGAAACAATAACTAAACTAAAAAAGAAAACTAATTGTAGTAATATTCAATTAAATCACATCAAAGCTCATACCTCTAATAAAGGCAAATATAGTATTATTAATTCTTATGTAGATAGATGGGCAAAAGAAGAAATGAGAAGTCAATTAAAATAATTCTGATTTTTCTTGTTTAGTTTAAATATTATAATTACATTTGTTGAATAAAATTAAAAATTATGATAATATACATGAACCAAACAATAGCCTTAATGTCGGCAACAAGAAGAAGAGAAACAGAAGATTTAGTAAAAGCAGGAGAAGTAAAACAAATCAATGGTTTAGAACCATATTTAATAATTAGAGATGAAACAGAAATATAGAGATAAAATAGTTTTTTCAGTTTTTTATTTAAGTTTCTTTTCGGGCGAACTTATAGTAACAAACGAAGTCTTTGGTTGGGTTAAAATTCGGCAAGTAAGAATAAAAGAACAAATCTCATGGTTCGTTGATAATTTCAATCAATATTTTGGAGATATAAAATACCGTTGGACAATAGATAAAATTTATTAAAATGAGAAAATTTAGAGTATTTTATTACATAGAAAGAAACGATGAATGTACAGATTTAGAGATAGATATTGAATGTAGTTCTATTTGGGATGTTAAAGAAACTTTTGAGAAACAAGTTAGAGTATATAAACGCGTTTATGAAATAAAAGAAATATGAGTCCCAAAAAACAAATACATCTTTGTCATAAACTTGTCGTACTTAATTTTTTAGTGCAAGAAGTTCTTGACAATTTAAACCCAAGAACGGCGGAAATAAAAGAATACAGAGAAACTTTACTAAAACTAACAGAAATGTTAAACAATGAAATAGCAGATACAAAAGCTATTCAAAGCACACTATATTTCCAAGATTTAAGTAATAAAGTAGATACAATAATTAGAAAGAATTTAAATATAGAGTTATGAAATCAATTAAAATAACATACACAGTAGATAATAAAGATTGGACTGATGGACAATTTGAAGATGAACCTGAAAGAACTTTAATACTATCTCTTGATAAAATAAAAGATTTAATAGGAGATGAATTAAATCAAGGAGAGTTTTTACATGAAATATATGATATACAAGTGGTAGGATGAGCAACTACAAGAAGAATTTCATAAATGAATATACAAGTCTTGTGAAATAAAAGCAGGTAAGCTAAAAGATGCTCACGATATTTATCCTTATGTAGATTTAACAGATGCTAAACTTGCTTTTTTAGACGGAACATCACCTGAAGAATATGCAAAAAATATTTAAAAATGACAGTAGAAGAAAGAAAAGACAACACGTATTTTGACCAAACAGGAAAACAAATACTAGCAGGTGATTTATTAAAAGTGTTCCATTTTAAATCACGAAATAGAACTTATTATATGTATCACGTTGTAGTAATGGAAGGTACTGAGGGGAGTGAAAAAGACTTTCCTGTAATGGCTTGTAAAGCGCATCATGCAGATAAACCTCATTGTAGGTTATATAGTGTGTGTAATAATCAAAGAGTATATTTTGATGCTAAGATAATTTCAATAAAAAATTTTCAAGATAAAAGAAAAAAGATAAAAATTTTGCGCGAAAAAGAATAAAAAGAACAGAAAAATGAGAATAAGTAAAGAGCAATTAGAATCATTTGGTTTATTTCAGTATCCTAAACAGCCTCATTTATTTGGAGATTGGGAAGATATTGAATTTAATCAAAAAACCAATGAATTATTTTATTTCAACTGTGTTGATGGCTCTACAGAATTATATAGAAAAGTAAAAGATTTTGAAGACTTACAACAAGCTTTATGGGATGGGTTTTCTCATTATTGGAAAGAAGATTAATTCCGCACAAAAATTTAAAAAACAGAAGAAAAATGAAAATCTCGCACAAAATAATTACAAATGCAAATATATAACTTTATTTTTTAATATGCAAATCCGTTAACAAAATTATAACATTTTAATGACACTGTAGCCAATTTTTCCCTGTTATCCATTCAAATCCTAAAGGAACATTAATATTTAAAAGCTTCTCTGTTTTTTTAATAGCCTTATCTATTCCTTTAGAAACAGGATTAGGTAAAGAGACATAATATCCTTTGCTTGAATGCCCTATTGCACTTATTTGACCTAAAGTGGTATCCCATTCTTCCACAAACTTTTTAGCCTCTTCTTCTGTTTTAAAAACTTCAAATTTGTGTAGTTTTGGAGACGTAAGTAGCTGATTTTCATCGTGATACTCAATCATAGAACACACATCAGGTTTAGAAATAAAAGGATTGGTACAGTAACCTTGTTCTTCCATATCTTGCATTAAAAATACTGTCACGTATTTAGCCGATATAACTCCACAACTTTGAAATAGCAGGTTAATTAACGAGTGCTTGCTTCTAGTGTTGAGTTTTCTACCGTCTATTCCTGGAAGCCATTTTTTATCGTTTTTATCCCAAAAGTCTTCTACAGCTTTTTTTAAATCCCTTAATGCAGGTACAGCATCCCAATAGGCATCATAAAACTCTTTAGCTTTTGTAGCATCATACCCTAACATATCTTCAAGTTTTTTTGGAGAGCAACCATATAAAATTGCATACGCCACAGATTTCACAGTTCCTCTTTCTATTCCTAACTTTCTACTATTAACGCTATGTATATCATTTGGCTTTTCAGCTATCAAAGATTTAGCTAATTCTTCTCCTTCAGGGTATTTTAGGCAATAATGCCCTTGTATCCTTGCTTCTAAAGACGAAAAATCAAACCCTGTTTGAACAAATCCATCTCCACAACCAAATAGACTCCTCATTTCTTCTCCGTAAATAGATGTACTTCTTGCCACATTAGACACCAAAATATGTCTATATCTTGAGGTGCTAGCTCCAATTTCTATTGCAGGTGTAGGTATTCTACCATCTACTTCTCTATAAGCTGATAAGTAACCTGTTGTTGGGTATTCATCATCATAATCTACGTCTTCGAGCTCCCCTCCTGCAATACAAGATTTCCTGTGTTTATAAGTTAAAAATAAAGCGAAATCATTAGCAAAAGCTACTTTTTGACCTAATTCTGTTAGATTAGGACAAAGCTCTTTTTCCAATCCCACTCTTACTTTTGGAGACGTATTTAGTCTTACAGGGTATTCATCTCTTAGTTTTTCTTTGACTTTCTCTTCTAAATCTTCGACTGTTTTTACTTTAAAAGCTTTAAAAGCAGATTCAAGTCTTAATTTTGTATATTTACCTTCTTTTGTTTCCTTTAACCATCTTTCAAAAGCTGTTACTCTTTTCTCGTAAGGTAATGAAACTTTTTTACTATCTTTTGTAAAGTCTCTAAATGCCCACTCACTTGGAATCCAACCATGCACATCTGTTAATGTCATCTTAACATGGTCAAGATTACTAATGTCAGCAGGTACATGTGTTTTTAAAGGTAGATTAAACGGTAATTCATAAGTGCTCCCCTCAAATTCTATAAAATATTTTTCATCTTGATTTTCTAATATTTTTGCACCAATCCTCTCAGCAAACTTAATGATGTGAGTAGAAGGTTTACCACTTTTTAAAAACTGAGTGTTTGGTGGGGTAAAGTTACCTAACTCTGTTTTAGTCATAGGTTTAGGGGGCAACAATGGATTTACTTTATTTTGAAGCTCTTCCATTTTCTGTGTTAAATCTTCAACACATTTTATAGCTAAGTCCTTGTCAAACCAAAAACCTAAAGACTCTCTTCTGATTGCCAAGTCAGCTAACTTGTTCTCCATTTTAATAGCTTGTTGCCAACCTTTATACTCACCCATCTCTTCAAGAAGAGCAAAGAAAGTATTTTTAGTAACTTCTGTATCACCAATACAATAAGTAAGCATTTCAGGCACGTATTGAGCGAATTCAGCTCCTTTTGGAGCGTCTTTAGGCATATACCCTTTATTGATGCAAAGCTGTCTAAAATCAATTTTCTTTAAGCCTGTTCTAATACCCCATTCTTTTAAAGAGTGCCCACCAAATCTATCAGGATTTAAAAGTCTTGAAACAATAAGAGTATCAACCATTTTCACTTCATCTCCGAACAAAGTATCAGGTTGGTTTAAATAGCCTATCGTATAATCTAAAACACCAAATAATTTAAGAGTTAATAAGTCAAATTTGATTCCATTTTGTGTGATTAAATATTGACAACCATTTAGATTTTCTTGAAGCCACTCTTTTGTTATATTTTCTTTTTCGGCACAAAAAACTTCATCTGTATAAATATCTCTAATTACAACACACCAAAGTTTAGCATCAAGTTTTAGTTTGTAAGGAAAGGAACTAAAATCTAACATATCTGCAAGCAAATTATTTGTCTCAATATCTATTGTTTTTGCTATACCTTTTTTATCCTCGTTCATAGTTACTCTTTTATACCCACCTCAAATTTAAAATAAAAATCAATTGCTTCTCTAACAAAAATTAAACCTGTTTCAACTTGTTCATAGATTACACACTCATACCAATCTCTTGTGGTTATATCTTTCATTTGTGCTTCTCTTATTATTTTGTATTTTTTGTTTTTATAGGTGTAGATTTTCATTTTTCTTCTGTTTTTTAAATTTTTGTGCGGAATTAATCTTCTTTCCAATAATGAGAAAACCCATCCCATAAAGCTTGTTGTAAGTCTTCAAAACATTTTACTT